TTGACTGTATTAAGTAAAAATATTGTAACTAGAGAAGCACACAATGTATTAATACCGCCTTCGGTTTATCCGATAGAACGAGTACTAGAGAGTTTACTAGAATTAAATAGACTTCCGTTATTAGTAATATTACCACATGACACTCCTTTAGACGGATTAATAGCAGTACACAAGGGCCTAACTAATATACTCTTTAATGAAGATATGAGTGTACTCTTTAGAACAGATAATCATAGTAATCGAGAATTTAATGAATTTGTTACAGACAAGCAATTAAATAATCCACTTGACAATAATACAAAAGTAGTGTATATTAATAATAATAAGTTTCCTAAGCCTTTACTAAAAAGCACTTGGAAGCCTAGTGCAGTATTAACAATAGGAAGTCAGCGGTTGAATACGAAAATAAATGATTACATAAATCCTTTAGATTTAATCATCCATTATGATACGGCGTTAAGTCCGTTTAATCGAATTAGGGTTCAAAAACTATAGTATGACAACATGTAAACTAATTATAGAAGATGAAGTAAATATTAGGCTTGAAGGAGTTGAAGTAGACGTGCGCCGACAACTTGCAAACGCATTAAAGTTTGAAGTGCCTTACGCAAAGCATATGCCTCAATTTAAACTCGGACGTTGGGACGGCAAAGTTGCTTTCTTTGGAATAGGCGGCAGTGGATATGTCAATCACTTAGACGTAGTACAACGAGTACTAGAAAAGAATAAAGTGCAAATTGCAGACATTGACGATCGAAGAATCCCAGTTAACTTAGACTTTACTCCAGTTACAGAACGCTATTGGGCAGACCAAGGTGTATGTTGGCCCGAAGGTCATCCTGTAGAAGGCACCGAAATTATCTTGCGTGACTACCAAGTGGAAGCTATTAACAACTTCCTTGACCATCCACAGAGTTTACAACAGATTGCTACTGGCGCTGGTAAAACAATTACAACAGCAACACTATCACACATCACTGAGCCGTATGGTCGTAGTTTAGTTATTGTTCCAAACAAATCACTTGTTGTACAAACCGAAGAAGACTATATTAACTGTGGCCTTGACGTAGGTGTATACTTCGGCGACAGAAAGAACTTAGGTAAGACTCATACTATTTGTACTTGGCAAAGTTTAAACATACTTGACAAAAAGCATAAGGACGGCAGCGCAGTACTAAGCCTTGCAGAGTTTCTAGACGGAGTGAGCACAGTTATTGTCGACGAAGTACACATGGCCAAAGCAGAAGTATTAAAGAACTTACTTACACGCAACTTAAAGAACGCTCCGATACGTTGGGGACTAACTGGTACTGTGCCTAGAGAAAAGTTTGAATTTGAAAGTATACATGCTAGTCTAGGTCCGGTCATTGGACAAATTAGTGCTAAGTCGTTACAAGACAAAGGAGTACTATCTAAATGTCACGTCAACGTATGTCAACTAATTGATACAGTTGCACATTCAGACTACCAAAGCGAATTAAAGTATCTAACAACTAACGAAGAAAGATTAACATATATTGCTAAGATGCTAAATCAAGTTTCGCAAACAGGTAATACACTAATACTAGTAGACAGGATTAGTGCAGGACAAATGTTAGCAAGTCTAATACCTAATAGTACATTTGTAAGCGGAGCAGTAAAAGTAAAAGATAGAAAAGAAACTTATGATACGATTAAGGAAGGAACTAATGAAGTTATTATTGCAACGTACGGAGTTGCCGCAGTAGGGCTTAACATACCACGTATCTTTAACATGGTTCTTTTAGAACCTGGCAAAAGTTTTGTAAGAGTAATACAGTCAATCGGACGAGGCGTTCGTATTGCAAAAGACAAAGACTTCGTTCAAATATGGGACTTGACATCAACATGCAAGTATGCGAAGCGACATCTAACTCAGCGTAAGAAATTTTACAAAGAAGCAGAGTACCCGTTTACAATCGAAAAAATAGACTGGAACTAAAGGATATACATATGAGAATTTTAACATTAGAAGACAAGTGTTTTTCACTAACAAACTTACCAGACGAACTAGACGAAGATATAAGATTTTCAGTATTAGATAATAGTGATCCAAAAGATCCTGATTTCTTTTTTATTCCATTAATTTTCTTAGAAAGTTTTAATGCACCTGCAATGGTTTTAGAAATTAACGGCAACGAAATAATGATGCCACTTGATTGGTCGATTGCAGTAGGGGACACTGAGTCAGGTATGGACTTAGAAGTATTACCGTTAACAAGTATTAACAATAGAGGGTTTGAAGCGTTCCTCTTTAATCCACTATCAAGTTATAAATTTGACTTTGCAGAAATTAAAATTACTAACTTTTACAATGATGTAAAATGGTATTTTCCTAAAGTTAAAAATGGACAACTACTAAGTGTGCCCATTACTGAAGGAAGCAAACCTCAGTGTGCATATTTCATTAAAGAAATATCACGACAATCTGAAACTATAGACTATGGTATGCTATTATAAAGGAGAGACTAATGGGAATCAAAGCAGGCAAAATATGGGGTGGAACAGAACTAATACATGCAAATGGAGCATTAGAGTTTCACCGTATTGAATACAATGCAGGATTTAAATGTTCAGAACATGAGCACCAATTTAAATGGAATGGCTTTTACGTTGAATCAGGTAAGATGATTGTACGTGTATGGCAAGACGATCAAGGACTAGTAGACGAAACTATTCTTGAAGCTGGTGATTTTACGCAAGTAAAACCTGGCAAAATTCACCAGTTTGAAGGTTTAGAAGACGGTGTCGCTTTTGAACTATACTGGGCTGAATTCAATCACGACGATATTGTTCGTCGTACTAGCGGCACTGAAATAAAATAAGGAGGAGAATATGTTTAATATTTTTAAAGATGTCGATAAGAGTATGCTAATGAAACTAGTAGCACTTCACGTAATCGTTATTACAGTTTCAAATGCACTAGTAGGAATTCCAGTAGAAATTTTTGGAACTAAACTTACTTGGGCAGCATTTACGTTTCCACTAGTAGTACTAGCAACAGACTTAACAGTTCGTTTGCTTGGTAAACACATTGCACGTTCAACAATTTTAGCGGCGTATCCGTTAGCAATTATTGGATCTATTGCAGTAGTAATGCTAGAAGGAGCACCAACAAGTGTTGCTCTAAGAATTGGATTAGCAAGTGCAACTGCATATGCAGTAGGTACTATGCTAGACGTATATGTATTTCAAACACTACGAGAGCGCATGGCGCAATGGTGGATTGCTCCGGCAGTGTCGACCGTAGCGGCAAACGTTATTGATACATATGCATTTTTCTTTGTTGCCTTTAATAACTCAGCTGATGAGTATATGGCAGCTAATTGGGTGGAAATTGCTGGATCGCAAGTTGTGCTTAAAATTGCAGTAGGTCTTATTATATTCCTACCAGCATACGGATTACTACTTAGATATTTGTCTACTAGGATTCATGTTGATAGTGGTGTGCAAGGACTATTTAAGAACGCTGACAACGATTTAAAAGACAGCGACTAAAATATAATAGAGGGGAAAGATAATATTTTTCCCCTCTAGTTTTTAGAAGTCACGAAAGGACAGTAAATGATATCCACCGCTATTCTCATACCGGCTAGGTATGCTAGTACAAGATTCCCGGGTAAGCCACTTGAGCTACTAAACGGAGTACCAATGATTGAACGTGTGTACAATGCTGCTAAGGCAACAGGTTACGACACATATGTACTAACTGACGACATGCGTATCTTTAACTTGTTTAATGCTGACACTTGTTGGATAGATCAAGAAGTAGAATATGATAACGGTACAGAACGATGTGCCGGAGCTGTATCAAATGACTTCTTTAGCAAGTATGATCAATTTGTAAATGTACAAGGCGACATGCCAGATGTTACATCTGAAATGGTAGAAAAATGTATTACATTATTAAAGTACTATAATGTATCAACAGTTTATACTAAGATGCCAAAAGAAATGCAAGACGATCCCAATACAGTAAAATGTGTGCATGCTAGTGAATATGCATTATGGTTTGGCAGAGGCATTACCGGGTACGGTAGTTGGCATTTAGGAGTATACGGATATAGACGCAATGCACTTCAACAATATAATAATTTAGAAATACCCGAAGAAGAAAGTATTGAAAAACTTGAACAGCTTCGTTGGATTAAAAACAGTTGGCAAATCGGAATTAATCCTGTATACTATAAGGGTACTGAGATTAATTCACCTGAGGATGTAGATACATGGCACAACCAAAACTCCCAATAAAAGATATACTTGCCGCAATTGATATGAACGGCAAGAATGTTTGGAAAGAACTATCTGCTGAGGAGCGAAAGTCTGTTAGCTTTTGGTTATTAAATAGGTACGTTAGTGCTGTGCAGGGAAATCGCGACGAACAAGAATTAGCTGTTTTTAAAACAAACGAATATTATAATA